CGCCTCGATCACCGAGAACGGGTAGCGAGCCGCCTTGTCGGGCTGCTCGGGCGTGACCGGCTGCGCGACCTGGACCGCGGCGCGGAACACGACGCGGAGCGCGATCGAGTCCTGCTGCAGCAGGTTCAGCAGCACCTTGCCGTTGTCGTCAGAGATGACGCCCTGGTCGGCGATCGTGTAGGTGATGTCCTGCCGGATCGCGACGATCATCTGGGTGAAGTCGCCGGCGAACCCCTCGGTGGCGCCCAGGCCGGCCGGCCAGACGCCGCGCATCGCGTACGTCGGGTCGAACCCGTAGACGGTCCCGCCGACGAGCTCGTCGAGCTGGTCGCCGAGGGTGTTGCGCGCCTGGCGCAGCAGGCCTCTGTATCGCGGGTTGAGCAGCAGCCCGCTGACCTCGTAGCCGGGCGCCTCGACGGAGCTGTAGAGGTCGGAGAGGTCGCCGGCGATGCTGCCGCTAGCGGGCGGGTTGGTACCGCGGGTGACGAGGTTCCCGGCGGCTCGAGCGGCGGTGTCGACCGGCTGCGGCCAGCTCGCCGGCTTGTTGTCGCCGAAGAACACGGCGCCGTCGAACGTCTTGCCGATCGCAGCTGCGATGTCTGGGCGGATCTCCTCCCACAGCGGGTAGGCGGCGTCGTCGAACACCGACTGGTGGACAGGGACGATGCACGCGATCTCCTCGGCCGTGAGCATCAACCCCTCCCAGCCGGAGGCGGTCGTCTGCTTGAGACCTCCGTCGCCGCCGACGAAGTACGCGACGGGCAGGACGGAGAGGACGGGTAGCTGCCGCTGGTGGGCGGCCATGTTGGGGGCGCGGCGCGCGAGCGTCATCGCGGCCGAGCCAGCCTGGACGAGTTTGATGATCTCGCGCGCTTGCTCGAGCGGGATGATCGCCGACGCTGCAGCGCGGTCGATGATGTTGGTGAAGGACACGACGCCTCCTGGTTGGGGCGAGCGAAGATGCGGTTATCTGTTCGCTCGCCCGCCGGCGTCGCGCTCGACGGGCTGAGGGTGGCTGGCGATTCCTGGCCGGGCCGGCGGCGCGAGGGCCTCGCGCTCTCCGGGCGCTTCGCGCGCCCGCTGCTGGCGCCGTCAACTCGACCCGTTCGTCAGCAGCCGGATCGTACCGCTCCCAGGCGCGCCCTGGGCGGTTCTGCGACGTCGAGGCGTTCGCGCGACGTCTAAGCCGTCTTGGCGGCCGGGTGGCGCCTGGCGCGCCCTGGGCGCTCCTGGGGCGACTTCTCGTCGTGCTCGGCCGCTAGATGCAGTCGCATAAGCCCGCGACGGAACCGAGCCCCACATAGCGGGCAGATCACCATCGGGTCAGCTGCGCCCGGCGGCGCGGCGGAGCTGGGCGTTGAACGCGGCGTCTGAGCCTGGCGAGGCGCCGCCGTTGTCGAGGCGAGACCCGGAGCCGTAGTCGGGTCGCTGGCCGGGCGCTGGCGGCTGCGACTGGCCGAGTAGCTGTCGCATCTGCGCGGCGTCGGTGACCAGCTCCTCGCGGGTCGTGCCCTGTAGCCGGGACGCCATCGCGACGGCCCATTTGACGCGCGGGTCGTCGCCGACGAGCTGCTCGAGCGCGACGTCGAGCGCGAGCCGGTCCCGGCGCTCGGTGCCGATCGCCGTCTCGGCGACGGTCGCGCGGTCGGTTGCGCGCTCGAGCTCGGTCTTGGCGGCGTCGGACCGCTCGCGGTCGGAGCGCTCGTAGTCCTTCAGCCGGCGGCCGAGGCGGCGGTTCTCGTCGCGGACGGACCCGAGCGCGTCGATCAGCGCCTGCGGGTTCTTGACGACGTCGTCGGCGGTCGGCGCGGGCGGATCGGGCGGCGGGTCGCCGGGCGGCGGGTCGGGCGGCGGGTCGGGCGGCGGGGTGCCTGGCGGGGTTTCGGTCATGGCGCGACGGCGTTGCCGACATGGGTGAACGGCATCATCGACTGGACCTGGGAGAGGATCTCCGGGTCCTCGATGACGACGGGGTCCATGCCGGGCTGGTAGCCGGGCGGGTTGTCGGGCCGGGCGAGCGCGGACTCCCATTGGGCGTCCCAGTTGGGGGAGGCGGCCCAGACGCGCCGCCACTCGTTCGACCAGCCGTCGGGGTCGATGCCGGCCTCGGTCGCGCAGCCCTGCTGCGCCGCGCACTGAGCGACGCGCATCTTCATATACGGGTCGTCGCCGATCTGGGTCTGGGTGAGGTAGCTCACGCGCTCAGCTCACCGGAACGGTACTCGCCGCGGGGGCGCCTGGCGCGGGCGGTTCCGGCGTGCCGGGCGGCGGCGGCGGGGTGCCGGGCGGCGGCGGCGGTTGGCCGGGTGGTGGCGGCGGTGGCTCGGGCGGCTTCTCGGCCTCGAGCTCGGTCTCCCATTGCTGGATCTCCTGGGGGCTGGCGCCGAGGATTCGCCAGACGGCGCGGCGCGGAACGTCGAGGCTCGAGTACATCTTGACGGCGGCGTCGGTGGTTGCCGCGAGCGAGACTCGTTGCGGGTTCGCCCAGACCGACTCGAGCGCGTGCGCCTGGCCGCGCTTCTCGTCGCCGATCATCAGGAACGCGATCCGCATGCTCTCCTCCCAGCTCTCGCCGAACCCGAGGATCTTGCGGAGGCACTTCTGCACGAGGCCCTCCTCGCTCGCGCGCAGCGAGTCGCCGCTGGGCCACTGGCCGAGGCCGGCCGTCAGGTAGTGCGGCGGGGTGCGCGTCTGAGCGGCGACGTGCTGGACGAGCATCTCGATCTGGCGGACGAACGTCTGGCCGTCGGAGACCGGGAACGCGCCGAACTTCGCCTGGTCGTTCTCGGAGATGAATACCGAGCTCGGGCCGGCGAGGAACTGGTCGGGCGGGACCGTATGGCCGGCGTCGTCGGTCGTGATCTCGATCCCCGTCGCGTAGCGCTGCGCGAACCCGGCGAACTCGGAGTTGACGACCATGTCGACGCACAGCTTGTTGATCTGGTCCTGCTTGGAGAGGACCGGGTCGAGGTCGGAGCCGCCGCCGCGGCCGAGGTGCGCCTTGTTGACCATCTCGACCATCGGGACGACGCCGGCGGGGTTGTCGATCTCGTCGACGACCTGCCAGTCGCCGTAGCTCGACCCTTGCGACGTTCTGCTGTCGGCGCCGAGCGGCTCGGCGGCCGGGGTGCGGTCGGGGTCGCCCATCAGGACGAGCGTGGTGTCGGCGAGGTAGAGGCGGGCCTGCGGGTTGCCGAACGGGTCGATCCAGCGGCGGTAGCCGGCGAGCCGTCGCCGCTTGTCGTCGGGGGCGTTCATCGTCGCGGCCTCGAGCGCGTCGAGCGGGGAGATACGCGGGAGGTCGCGGTCGTCGCCGGGCGGCTCGACGAGCAGGTAGCAGAGCGAGCCGACGCCGGCGGCCTCGTGCGCCTCGACCTGGGCGGCGTCGAGGTAGGACGCCTGCCAAATCTCCCAGGCCTTGTCGTCGGCGACGTCGTCGTCGCCGAACCGGAAGCCGGTGACCTGGAGCCGCTCGACGGCGGAGTCGACGATCACCTCGCACCAGTTGTCGCTGATCTCCGACAGCAGCCGGCCGAAGTGCTGGCGGTACTTGACGGTCGCGTAGAGGACGTGCGCCTGGCCGCGGTAGTACTGCCAGTAGCGGTCGATCGCTCCGGAGCGCTGGTCGATCTGTTCGTCGAATCTGGCGGCGAGGTCGACCGGGTCCAGGCCGAGGGTGTCGAGCACGACCATCGCGGCGAATTGTCCGCGCCCGGCGGTCAGATCGCAATCGCGCGGCGGCCGCGCGGGCGCTCGAGGCCTCGGGTCGCGGCGTCGAGCGCCATCGTCAGCGCCATCAGCGCCTCGACGTCGGCCTCGGCGCCGCGGGCCGTGAGCCGCCATCCTCGGTCGGTGCGGAGGATAACGCCGGCGTCGACCTGGGCGGCGAGCTGGTCGTCGCCGTCGTGGACGAGGTCGCCGCTGGTGATCGCCTGGTAGAGGGTGTCGGAGGCGGGACCCATCCGCGCGTTGGTGTTCGGCATCGGGACCATGAACAGGCCTTCGGCCTCGAGCAGCTCGGCGGAGCGCTGGAACTGCTGGGGGTCGAACACGCAGGCGCGGACGTCGAAGCGGACGGCGGCGCGGCGGGCGGCCTCCTCGATGTCGGCGAGGTCGAGCGGGCCGGTCGGGTCGCGGAGGATGTCGGCCCAGCAGGCCCAGCCGGCGCGCGGGCGCTTGGGGTCGCGGGCGACGGCGACGACGGCGGCGCCGGTCTCCTGGATGCGGAAGACGGCGAGCCACGCCGGCGCGCGGGCGGGGATCATCAGGCCGGGGCGGGCGATCGCGTCCCAGGCGCCGGCGGGCAGCCACGGGTCGGCGGTCGCTTGCCAGAGGTTGCAGGCGAATCGGCGCCAGGTCCAGGGGGTCATGCTCGGGGAGTCGTGCCGGCGTTGGAGGGCGACGCGGGTGTGCCAGGGCGCGGGGTTGGCCTGGATCACGACGCGCATGTCGTCGATGTC